GCTGCGCTTGATGTCGAAGTGCGGGCCGTACTGGTTGGCGCCGCGGGGACCGATGCCACCCTGGATGTAGCGACCGGCAGCGCTAGCTGCCCCGCTTGCGCCAATAGTGGTCGCGGCCATTGATTGAGCCGACTTGAGCCCCTGCTTAGCGCTCTCAACTGCATCTTTTGCCTGCAGTAGGCGGGTGCTCAGCCCGTCCATCTCGTTGAGGAAGCCGGAAATCAGTCCAGCTGCGCCACGCGCCGCACCGACCTGCGACTTAACCCAGAGATCGCGCTGCTTGGTGATCAGTTCTTGCTCGTACTCGTATCGCTTGCGAACGAGCTCCATTGAATTACGGAAGACTGCGTCATCCAGCGCAATGCGAGCCTTAGCGGTTACTTCGTTGAGCCGCTGCTGCTCTAAGGCATTTCGCTCTTGCTCTTTTTTAAGCTTGTCCAGCGCTTTGGTGTCGAGATCCGCCTTGCCAGACGCTTGATCTGCCAAACCCTTGCGCGTATCTTTCTGCTGGTCTGCGGTTGCTTGCTGGAGAGCCTTTAGCGTTTTTGCCTCGGCTTGCAATTTAACGATGCGGCCTTCAAACTCTTTAATGGCATACTCTGCAGCGTCCTTAGTTGTGACACCAGATTGAACCTTGTCCCGCTCCCGCTGAATCGCTCGCTGTTGAATAATTATTTGATTGTTTAGCTCGCCAATTTTTTGAGTGTCGGTTTTGTTGAGACCAAGAAAATTCGCAAGGCGTCTTGCTGCGCCGTCAATATATCCTGCAATATCCGCAAATGTATTCTGAAAAGACGCGCCGATTGGCAGCAGTAGTTTGCCTACACTTTCGCCAAGATTTTTAAGACTGGTCTGCAGGCGATCGCCAGCCGCAGCGGGGGATTCCGCGATAATTTTGGCGTTTTCGCCATATTCCCCGAAGACCTTTTTGCTGAAAGTCAAAAAGTCCTGCAGGCTAATCTCACCACGCTCAAGGGCCTTGTCCAGCTCTTGCGGGGTCTTGCCGATCGCCTCGGCAAATAGGGTGAACGCGCCAGGCAGTCGCTCACCAATCTGACCGCGAAGCTCTTCTGCGGTAACTTTGCCCTTGCTGAATACCTGCGCGGTGGCCAGTAGCGCTCCGTCAAGATCCTCCAGGCTTCGGCCGGTGCCGCGAATTCCAGCGGCAACGCCTTCAAACGCCGTCTTAGTGTCCTTAATGTTTCCGCCAGCTCCAGTGACGGAAGCTGCAAGCTGGGTAAATCCTTTGATTAAACGATCTTGCGGGATCGCGTAGTCCTTGCTGGTCTTTGCTAAGAACTGGAGGGCGTCGTTGTATTCCGCCGTGTCTTTTAGGACCAGCTTGAGAGCGATGCGTTGTTTTTCTAGATCTGCGGCAAGCGTGGCTGTGCCGCCAAGCTGCTGGCGAAGCATGCCAACTTGGGCGCCGATCGCGCCGCCAGCTAGGGCTCCGGCAGGCCCTCCCACGACGGCGCCAATACCAGAACCGATCAGACCTTCCGGTCCGCCAAACACCCCAGACGCAGCCACCGCGCCAGCGGTTTGCGCAAACTGCGACGCTCGACCGCCACGCTGCTGCGCGCCAGTCGCCTTGTCCAGTTGCGTCTGGTATTGATTGATGGTGCGCGTCAGCTTCTTGTATTCGCCGTCCGTCAGCGACAACTGAGCCCGGACATCCTTGAGGGCGTTGATCGATCGCCGCAGATCGTTCTCGGTGCGGTCAGTGGCGCTTCCTAGCGCCATCGCCGCGTTCTTCAGCTTCTGCAGGTCCGCCGCAGCCGGCGTAGCTGCACCCTGCAGCTGCCGAACGGCGTTCTTCAGACTTTCGACCTGATCCAGGCCCTGGACCTGGGTCGAAATTCTTACCCTGAGATCCTCATTTGCCATTGTCGTTCAGCACCTGCAGGGCGGCGGCCTCCATGACCTGAAGTCCTTCAAGCATGGCCTTGGGATCCTCTACCGAGTATAGGCCGCACAGCCACGGCAGCACCTCGTACTTCAGCCCCGTAAAGCCGCCCATGACGACGTTCCACTGTGTCTGAACACGCAGGAACATCTCCACAATCTCCCAGTTCTCGTCCCAGACCTCGAAGTCTTCGGACGGCTTTTCTTCTTCAGGCAGGACGATGCCCATCAACGTGGCATCGTCCTCTGCCTTCTTCCCGTCGTCACCCCCGGCGGCAGCCCAATACTGAGCCGCCTCTTCTAGTTTTTTGCTGCAGCGCCCTCGAGGCTTTTCAAGTAGGAACCGATCACTCCGCGAGTCCAGTAGGGATCCTCAATCTGCTCCTTCAGGGTCGAAGAAGTGAACGGGATATCCTTCCCGGCCTCATCCTGCATGCCTTCCCAGCCGGCCATGACGGCTTCGATCAGATCCGTGTCGCCCTTGTCGACCAACCTCTGGAATTCAGAACGGCCGATGCGCTTGAACACGGCGTCGAAAGTCTCCTTTTCAAACCGGCCGCCGTCGACGGGGAATTCGACGGTGACCGGCCATTTGAATGTGGAAGACTTCTTGCGGACGAAAGCCATGCAGGATGCTCCTTGGGGGTTACGAGAAGACGAGGTTGATCTCGTCGTTGCCTGCGTCGGTGGGGATAGCCACGTAAGGCAGGTTCAGCATTTGGATGCCGTCGCTGTCACTATACGTGGGGTTGGCGATGTCGACCTTCCCGGCCACGACACCAACGCGGTTGCCGGCGGTAGTGCCATGCAGCAACGACAGACGCCCCGTGGTGTCGTCGTTGGCGGCGGTGAAATAGTCCTTCTGCGCGATCGTCGGCGCCTCAATCACAGCCTCACCACTGGGGGCGCGGTTAGTGATGATGACCGACTTGGTGCAGCCGATCAGCTCGCGGTAGACGATTTCATTGGCGATGTCGAAGTTGACCGACATTAGACAGCCGCTGTAGTCCAGCAGGCTGAAAGCGCTAGCGTTGCCAGACTTGAAGATCTGCGGGGTTGCCTGATCGGTGTAGGTGACTGCCGGGGCTGCCGTGTCAGTAGGAGCGTTGTAGATGCCGGTCATCGTGAAATCGATGGTCGGAATCTGACCGACTTCAGCATTCAGGCTGAAGGATCCGCGGCAACCAGTGGCCTTGTGCAGCACACCATCGTTGTTGAAATAGATGGTGGCAGACTCAAAGCCGGTGCTCACGGGCTTGTAGCCCACGTTGGCGGCGATGCTGTAACCACTGGAAGCGGCTGGCGTGAAGCTGGTGCTGATTGGCTGCACGGTGGCAACCTTGGAGCTGCCAACGTAGTCGACGATGATGCCGGAGCTTCCGTTGCCCGTGCCGCTGGTGATGCTGATCACCATGCCGTTGTAAAAGTCGTTAACAGCGCTGGCGCCAGCAGCCAGGGTGATAGAGCCAGCGGCGCCAGCCTGTGCGCTGCCAGTCACCGGGGTGCCAAGGACGGTCTCAGCAAGGCCACATGCGCGCAGCAGCGAGTTGAACTTCGGCGCGGTGCCAGCAGTGCCGGAGCCAGCCATTTCCACCTGGAAGGTGATGGAAACGCGGGTCTGAGCCAGCAGCTGGTCGTAGTTGCCCAGGTAGGGACGAATCAGATCGCGACTCACGACATCAGCCTCGATCGGGGTGATGTCCAGGTTGCGGACAAGAATGGCCTCGCCGCCCGTTGGGGAGGAATCTTGCGCGTAGGTGCCTTCAATCTTTGACAGAATCAGGCGCTTGCGTGTCAGGAGCGGCATCGCTGGTTACCTCAGAGTTGGGGGTGGAGCTGGCCGGCGCCGCTTCTTGCACTACGGGCTTCCGCTTGCCGGTTTTCGGGTCAATTAGATACGACCCTCCTCGACCATGGTATTCGTCGACTGTGATAGCCATCATCAGCTGCTCAGGTTGACAACAGAGGTTCTGTACTTCACGAGGTAGTCGCACATAGCAACGCCTGCAGGCACATCAGCCTCTACTGTTTGAAACTCTACCTGAACTGGCTGAATGTCGATTGCGAGCCCACCCAGCGTCAGGTCAGCCATCAGCCTGGAGTGAAGCGACTCGATTGTCGGATCTGCAGCCTGATCAGGTACGTTGGCGCGAACAACAACCGCCACGCGGACCAGCAAACTCCAATCAAGCGTTGGAAGGCTGGTGTTCTGGTCGCAGTTGTCCCTGACGGGTTCCACGATGATGGCCGGGCTCTCTTGCCTAGCTAATGGCTCGACACGAGACCGATAGATCCGACTGCCGACACCGGTGGTGCCGTTCAGCGCCGTGCGGATAGCGGCAAGGATCTGTTCGCGCTTGGTCATGAGATCAGATTAGCGGTATTGAGTGGATCGAAGCGCGGGCAATTCTGGGACATTCCTAGAAGATGAGCACGTTTCGAC